CTATACCTAAACTTAAACCTGTGCCGGTGTAACAAGTTAATGGGACAATGTTTTCACACTCTAAACTTTGCGTTAACCCAGTTACCATACTGTCTTGGTCTGCTGATTCACCAGTGATTTCTTGTGGTGCTGTACTTAATTCAATACTAGGACTAAAGGCAACGGTTGTGTATATTGTAAAAGCATTATTTTGGTGTAAAGCAAAACCTGTTGATAAAACACTATTTTGTGTTTTATCTGAAGTTGGTAGTCTATCTGATCTCATAATCAAATTTGTACTGTTGTTAAAACTAACACCAAGTAATGGGTTTGTTGTACTTGCGGTATATCTGTAGTATGCTGGTGAATACACGGCGTACATATCTTGGTTTGGATCTAATGACATTGGGAATCCGTAATCTCCTTTTGATGGTACGTTATCAAAAAAGTAAGGACCACCAAACGTTGTGTAATTTGACCCATTCAAGTTGTTAAAATTTGACCCAATGAAGGTAGCACCTCCAATATATCTTGAAACATAATTTGGTAATGTTCGGTCTGATGAATATGTAAATGTTGTATTAGTTAATGTACCTAAAACCGGTAAATTTATGTTAGGGGTATAATTTGCACCACCGGGGCCTGTTGATCCACCACCCACAATGTTTAATGAAGTATCGTCAGTACTTAAATAATAATATGGGTTAAAAGATGTAAAAGCAGAATACGCCCCTGTAACAGTAAACGTATACGAAGGGTGATATAGTTTAGGTACAGAGTTGTTAACACTATTGTGTGATTTTGGTTTTTGTGATCCTACCGCTTGTATTGGTACGTTTAAATATCTTTGTGCTGTTATTGTAATTGTATTTGGTGTTGTGTAACCATATATTCTTGATAAATCATATTTTATTTCTTGTTTGTCAGTATATGGGTCAACACCTCTAACAAAAAACAAAACTTCATAACTAGAATAACTTGTTAGTGATGTTAAAGAATCAAAATTACCAATTTGTTTGGTATAAACAGTACCATCCGAATCGGTATATGTGAGAGTACTATTAAATGGACCAGTAACAAATGGGTCATTTGTTGTTGGTGCACCTGAAGATAATTGTGTTGGATCTGCAATTATGTAATTTATTCTATGTCTCAAATATGTTTGATGGAATAACGCGCCATTACTAGTACCATTAGATTGTGATATAAAATCTGCAACAGTAACTCCGGTAATTAACTGAAAATATTCAATATCATTAGGATATTTCATTTCCTCGTTATTTGTTGTTTGTAATATTTTAATTTGAGAGGTGTTTTCAATAACACCCGTTGAGTCGGCAGGATTTGCCCATTTTACAAATCTTGTTAAAGGTGTTGATCCTGTTGTTGTTGTACCTGTTACCGAATTGGTTTGGAATTGATTTATTGTTGCACCGCTAAGGTTTATATTACCTTGTGATGTTGATGGGTTTTGGAATGATACTATTTCATCTAATAATTGTCCTGCAGTCCCTGGTTTTGCTAAAACAACTAAAATTTGATCATCATATGGTTGACTGCCTAATAATTCGTTTACGGTTGTTGTTATTTTGTTTACACTGCCAATTCCAGAAGCATTTGTAAAATATTTGTCTCTAGAATTAAATTCATTAAGTTTTTGTGGGTATGTTACGTTAGTTGGAAAACCAAAAAACCTAAAGTCTGGACCAACTATTTTATCAGCACCAAATAAAAATGGTCTTGGTGCGTGTTGTGTTGACGTAATTGGGATTGTGTCGTCACCAGAAAAAAGTCTTTTAAAATCAAATGATGCCCTCAACGCAACGTCAATCTCAATTTCATCATCCGCAATAGAGTAACTAAGTGATTTATATTGATTAGGAAATAAACCAAATGCCGGAAAATAAAACCAACCACCAGCAGCGTCAGTGGCTGAAAACCCCGGTCTTTGTTCAAAATTTGGGTGTTCTACAGTGTAACTTGATGATTGATTTACCGGAGCAATAAAAGATGTTGATATTGTCGTTTGTGGTATTAAATCATTTTCTGGTGTTGTATTTTCTTGTGACACTAAAGCCGTGATTATTAGATCCAACGAATTTAACACCACATTATCAATTTCTGGTTCTTGACAACTACATTCACAACTTGTACATTCTGGGTATGCCAATAATGGTAGTGAAATTGGTACTGTTTTTAATTTTCTAATATATCTAAACCAAAGATATACCATATAGCTACTTAGAGCTAATAAGACTAAAAGACCGGCAGTAATTCCTATTATTTGGTAAACACTATAAAACGCGATATTTGGTAAAAATATACCACCTGGAAGTAATATGCCCACAGCAAATAATTGATATGTCCAATAACCAACAAGAAAGAACACCAAAAAAATCGCAAATAATAATAACCATTTTACTAGTGGCCATAATTGATAAACAATATGTGCAAGAACAATTAAAACAATTATTGGAAAAGTTAAAAGGTTTAAAAGAAAAATAATTAATTGATACAACAAATCTTGATTTCTTATGATGTCGTTAACCGGATATGGGTTATTTTCTGTTCTACAACTTCTGTCGTCAATTTCTTTAATCCCTAAATGTGTCCATCTGGCCGCACCATATTTGTATCTATCAAGAAACATTGCGGTTGTATAAACTTTATTATAATTAAAAAGATAAAAAGTATCATCACAATTAATCGCTTCTGTTATGTTGACATAATCATCCCACTCTAAACTAAATGCATAAGATTTTAACAATTCAAAATAATCTTGTGGAAAAAACTGAAACTTAATTATAACATTTTGTGTTATGTCAATTGGTGTAAAACTCCACTGGAATATATCAAGATTTGACACATTTAGACTTTCAAATGTGCCAACATATGGTATACCGTTTATTATTAATGAAAGGTTTTCTGCGTTTATTAATTCAAGTAAACTTAAACCACCAGTAAACGTCATGCTTTCAGTAATGGTTGTTAAACCCGCGGGAATACCGCTGCTTCCATCAACGTAAAACACTTGAAATTGTGGGTAATCATATGGGTCGTTGTTTGATGATGACCAACCATATTCTTTTACATTCGGTACTAAAAAATTAGCTCTTATTATATCATTACTATTACCGTTTTCGTTTTGCCATTTTATTTTAAATCTATATTTTCCTTTTGTTGGGATTCCAACATTTGGGTCTGACGATAAGACTTGTTCACCAAATTCATTTGTAGTTACATAATCTAAATTCATTGGTACGTCAACAACAAAAGTACCATTTTCATCAATTACCCTACCGTCATTTACCAAATTATACTCTTCAAGAATTGGTAATCCCTGATTATCCAGATTGATTGTTTGTCTTATTGATAAGATTTGACCAGGTCCTGCAATTAACTCACAAAATTTTCCAGTATCTTTTTGTGGTTTACAATTTATTTTCTGTGCGTTTTCATCGGTGTTTGACATTATTGACCCTAGAAACACAGAAACTGGATTAATTTTTATGTTATATTCTTTTGTAAGGTCAAAATCAACCCTATTAATTCCTAATTGACAAATGTTTGTATCTCCCCATAATGGTGATACCTCAATAATCCTATTAAAATTAATGATTTGTGGTAGTTCGTCTAGATTAGTGTTTGTTTTGAAGTCACTACCATTAAAGTCATTTTCAACCGCATTTCCAGTTCTTATTAAGTCCTGTGGTGTTAACGAAAAACAACCAACATCAGATAAGTCAACATCCATCACAAGTGTTTGAGATCCGGTTGGTACACCAAAAATCATATAGTCACCACTATCATTTGTTTTTACTGTAAACTTATAATATTTGTCATAGACCTCAACCCAAGATTGATTTAATAAAACCTCATCTTTATCTGGAAAACTACCCGTTGCAGAATGATTTGTATATGATGGTGATTTTGGTAATAAATTATACCTATACCCTTGTTCATTTCTATCTGTTAATGTTTGGTATGGGTATAACTCACTTATAATTGGGTTTTGACTATCCTCATCTGTTAGGGGAATGAATACCGACACTTTAGCGTTTGGTAGACCAAATCCGTTATTAACGGACACTCTACCAACAATAACACCATAGTCAGAACAAACTCTAGTGTAAATTTCACTTTGTAATATCTTTAAAGATAAAATTTCAAGAAATTCAAAGTCTTGTTCTAATTTAATGTCAATGTGTTTATCAACACCTGGTGTTGCTCGTATTCTATATGATTTGGGCATTAATTTTCTTTATTTGATAAATAGTTTATTTCCTATTTTCAAAAAATAGTCTTAATTCAAAAAAAGTAAAAATAAAAAACCCACCATATAGGTGGGTAGTGTATATTTTATAATATATATTGTTTTTTAAAAGATTAAGATATGTTTGTTGTTTTATAATTTAACACCGAAACTGTTATATCTTTATTTGGAAATCTAACTTGATAGATCTGGTTTGGTTCAGCAAAAATTGTTTCGTTTACCAATTTTATTAATCTAGTGTCACTATCTTCATATACTTGTGACGTTTGTGATGATGAATATTCACCACCAACTCTATTATAGATAAATATTCCTGACGTTGAGATCACCCCGTTTTCACTTTGGATTAGTCTTTTAAGTTCTGAAACATAAACATTTTGTCCTAATTCTCTATTTAAAGGACTAAAGAATGAACTTGTTATGTTGATTATATTTGTAATCACTTGTCCTTGACTTTGTGTTGCATCTAAAATAACGTCAATTTCTATTGCCAGATCTATTACGTTTGCCGTTTCAACTGAAATATAATCATTTATCATTCTATAGTTTGATAAATAACTTGCAACATTATTTTTTAGTGTGTTTGATACAATTTCTGTAAGGTTACCGCTATTGTCATATGAAAGCATTTTTATTTTAATTTTATTATCCTCTTCCATAATTGACACTTTACCAGGTGCTCCAAATTGTGAGGGCATAGTTCTGATAATAGATTCGTAATCATTTATTGTTACAGCTCTATTTTGTGCGGCAAAATTAAATGATACATATTGCCTTACTTCTTCTGTTGTTGGTGGATTAGATCCTCCAATTGCGGCTGTCACATTATTACAACTTAATGAATTTACAACACGACTATTACTTGTTTCTGATGGACCGTTTACATAAAAAGAAACAGTACCAATTTGATTTATTACATTTATACCAACATTACTAACTTGTCCACCACCAATCCTATACTGAATAAACAATGTTGAGTTTGATTTTAATGTACTACCTAAAGCAAAATTGTTCATATATTTATTTAGATCCATTGAGTATCCATTTCTTGCAAATTCCCTTAATTGGTCTTCCGCTGACGTACTTCCACCACCAAATGTCATTTTAAAAAACCCTTCTGGTGTAAATTCAGTTATAAATTTAGTGTTAGTTGTAATATATTTACCAACTTTAACACCGGGTTGATCTGATGGTTTTGTTGGGTCTTCAACAAATACTCTATCTTCAGCTAACGCTTTAACCTCGTACCAACGATTTTCCAAACCTAGAAATTCTTGTGGTTCTGGTATTGTTGTGTATTGTGTACCGTCTTTTAGTAAAACACTTGTAACTCCTAGTACGTTTTTTTCTGGTAAAAATAATTCTAAAAACGGTTTAACGTCATTCGCGTTAATTACTTTTTTGAATACCTTTGTTGTTCCGTTTACAACAACTTCTCGTTTTGTAATTGTATAATTTAATAACCTATTATTTGAATCAAAATTTGGTATTTTAAGTCTGTTTGGGAATCCTTCGGCGTTTACTGGTGATGAAAAGTCAATATCAAATACTGTTTCAAATGGTTGTCCAGCACCAGAAACTTGAGCTCCTCTTCGTAGTATACCACAATATCTTAAATCTTCCTTATCACCATTTGCGTCAACAACAATAGAAAAATCAACTAAAGTTACTGAAGGTCTGGATCCTGGTATTTTTAAACCGTATGTTCTTGCTAAATTATAAATAGATGTTTTTTGTTGTGCAAACTGTAATACTGTTTCTTGTACACTTCTATCTATTTGATATTGTAAATTATCATTTACTGCGGCATTTAAATCTAAAAGTACGGAAAAAACCCCAGCGTCGTTAAAATTTTGTACAACATCTGGATAATATTCTTTTGTGAAATTAATTAATTCCGTTCTTATCCCTTGGAAATCCCTAGTAGTATAAGATATTTTTTTATTTGCCATTTATTTTTAAATATTTAAAATTACAAAATCACTAGAGTTAAACGCACCATTTGTGTTCCGGTAATCAATTTTTATTTTTGCTGTATGTTCTTCTGTTGCAATATTTGGTGTTCTAAATTCTTTTTGACCACTTTCATTTATATATGTTGTATCTTGACTGTTGACTTGTTGTGCCGCATCCGTTATGGTTATGTTTGTTATTAAAATACCTGGCATATAGTTTTCAACAGACTCTCTAATTTCACTTTCTATTTCAGAAAATGTTGGTCCATCTAATGGTTCAAAAATATATTCATATAATCTTGTACCAAAATCTGGTAGAAAATACCTTGATCCTTTTCTTGTTAATAATAAATGAATTAAATTACTTCTAACTTCTTCTTCACCAGTATCAGAAGCGTCTAAATATTTTCCGACATAGGAATCTACGAAAGGAAAATTTATACCATAAGTTATACCATCAGCCATATCAAATAAATATAATGTTCTTGATTTTTATATAAATAAAAAAATCCCTACTTTCGTAAGGATTCTTTTAAATTTGTATTACCCCTTTCATATAAGGGTTCGTAGGGACAATGTCTACAATTATTTCCACAGCATTTGCCTCGTTTCATATGAAAAGATTCAGTCATAACAATATTTCCAGAATCATTTTTATAAAAATCTGGTTCTGGAGTTTTTTTTGTTGTCTCCTGAACATATAACTGTTGTATCCAATCTTTTGATGAGTTTACTGTCATAACTTATACAATTTCACATCCTGACGCACCACAAGCAATTTCACCACTTAGGTTGGTATTATCTTGTAATTCAATTACTTTTGTAAGATCAACATTTTTTAATGTTGTAGACAATCTTTTAAAGTCTTCTTTCGTACAATCTTCAAATGGTGCCTGTGTGTAAGTTCCCCCGTTGTAAGGCAAAACAGATAGTCCGTTATAGAATTTTCTGTTTTTCCACATCCAATCTCCTACTAAATCCCACTCGTCTTCTTTAATTGAGATTGTTGCTGATACATTGTGGGTGTTTTGTCCTGTTCTATGTCCGTTTCTAATCCACTCTTGAGATACTTTTTTTACTCTTTCAAGCATTTGGAATACTGACTCATATCGTAGGATTGATCCTTCTGGTGACATCTGTGGTATTGTAATTACCGCGGTATCGTGTGGTCTAAAAAACTCATCTTCCACAAGTTCTGGGTGATTGATTGCAAGATATGTATAAATTGCTTCATTCTTTCCAACACGGATTCTTCTTAAATAATAATCATTATGCCAAGCGTGAATACCAGATGCCGTACCTAAAACCAATGATGATGTGCCAGATGGTTTTACAGTTGTTGTACGGGCAGCTTTGTTAATACCAATTAAATTTGCAACTCTTTCGTTTTCTTCTTTAACGGCTTGAGCCGCTGCTTTCATATCATAACCTAATACAACACCTGATCCAATTCCAGTCATTCCAATGCCAATAAGCGCGTCTTTTTCTGTTGTTCTTTTCCAAACATCTCTCAAGTAATGAAAATCAGTATATCCTGCTTGTAGTGTTCCGATAAACGTAGCGCCTTTAACTCGTTTTTCAAAGTCTTCTTGTGAATCAATATCTGAAGCATTAACCTCACATAGATTACAGAATTGGTATGGACGTAAACCGATTTCACAACAAGGATTTGTTCCCCAATCTTTATCATTTGATAAATAAATCCCTGGTTCACCAGCACCTGATAATTCAATTCTTTTCCAAAGACCCATAAAGTATTCTTGTGTTACTTTATGTCTTAATAGAACAGCAGAATTGTTTGCTCTACCTCTTTGTGGGTTTGATTCCCACCAATTTCCAGATTTACAAGAAATCATTTCATCATCATCAGCTGAAAATAATGAGATAAGTGCCGCACGTCTGATTCCTCCTGCTAATACCGCATCAGCAATATGACATACGATGTCGTGAGTTTCAATTGGGGTTAATTTATCACCATCGTTTTTGTTTTCCAACACCTTTGTAATGTGGTGGATACAATCTTTTAATGGTTGAGGTCCCGGTGCTTTTCCACCAGACGTTACAAGGTTTGCTCCCTTTTGTCTAATATCTGAAAAGTCAAATATTGGTGTTGATGCTTTGTATCCGAAATAAGACTCCATTAATACTTTAATCGCATCTGCCCATCCTTCAATAGAATCTCCAATTAAGTATCTTCTTGTTCTTGTTGAGTTTGGTTTTTTAATTTCCGGTAGTTTATCAACGTGATGTTTTTGAACTGAAAATCCAACACCTGTTCCACCTAGTAACAAAAACATTGTTTCTGAAAATGCGTCAGTGTGGTCTATCGGCAAATAAGCACAATTATAAACTCTGTTTGGTGAGATTTCAATTGGTTTACCACCAAATTGTAATGATCTCATAGATGGTAAGATTTTCTTATCATATACCATTTTATAGACGTTCTCAATTTCGTCTTTAATTTGTGGGTATTTTTTTTGGTGCATT